GAAACACTTGTAACTTTTGCATCTGTATATGTCGTTCCTATACTTGTACCATTCCATACACCAGTTGCAATGGTTCCTGTTGCCGTGATATTAGCCTGTGTATAATGTTCATTGGCAGCAAAATTAGCTAACTGGTCATGGTCTATATCGCTATCTGCAACAGCACCAGTAGCACCACTTACAGAAGTAACAGCACCTGAAATAACCTGCCAACTGCAAGTTCCATCACCATCTGTTCTTAAATATTTTGTATCAACTGCTTCTCCCGTACTCTTGAGCTCTGTGCCTTCCAAGTCTATATAAGTACCATCTACTGCCGTTCCCTGCCATACTCCAGTTGCAATAGTTCCAACAGCAGTTAAAGATGACGATACTATCGCACTGTCTAACCCAGTCGGGTCTATATACCATTGAGCAGCACCTGTTATCTGTTTTATAATATATCGTATACCCGACAATTCTTCAGCAAGTGATGTTGCTAAAGATACAGATGCACCGGGATACGGGTCTCTAGTTGTCTGCATAGTTGCCGCATTTGCAGAATAGTCATCTATTATGGTTGGAATCATATTTGTTATATGATTATTGTGGTCTGCATTATATATAGTATCTGTTAATACCGTACCTGTAGACCGAGTTGTATGTGAATAATTTGCACCCATTTACTGCCTCCCTTTATTCAACTTCAATTTTTTCATCACCCGGAATAATATATAATAAAAACTTCGATATATTAAAATCCTGAGCATTTGTATCATTTCTGGCTAAAAGCGAGAATCTTTTGCCTCCACCAGTAATTCTCTTTTTTCTGTTAAGAACATCTGCACCGCCAAGGACATCTGTGCCCAGAGTAAAAGAACCAAGACCTACTCCAGAATATCCCATATTAAACTGATATGTATCTTCATATGAACCATCCCAAAAGACATCTACGTCTAAATCATAACTACCCTTTGGTTCGAGTATCAACTCAAGAAATTGTCCTCTTTTCCTTTTTGCAGATAATGATTTATCAAACCAATTAAAATCATCATGTGCTGTCTGAAACTTACCTTCATAACCAGTACTTGTATCTTTAGTTCTCGCTTCTTGGTCCAGCTTCCATACATAACCATTGCTATCACCAACAAGTGGAAGAAATGTATTATCAGATTCTTTTCTTATCCAAATAGAAACACAGTCATTTTGGTCACTGAATCTAAATCTTTGGAGATTAGGTCTGTTAAAATCAATTACAACCTGCATATCGTTATTCGCACTGCCTGATTTTGTCAGGGCAAATCTTGCCTCTCTTTTCTTTGGATACCAAACAGCTTGGCACTTGTCAAGTTTTGAGAAATTTATATTCTCATGTATCCATACATCCATATCAGACTCTTTAGATAAATTTCTTGCAGATACATCACCAAACTCTTGTACTGCAGAAAGTAATTGAAAATTACCACTATTATCTAAAAATAAAATATCATCATCTACTGCCACCGCACATAAAGGACTTACTCCACCAGTACTTTTATTAAGCCTGACAACCTTCCAATCAGCCGCATCAACAGCAGTTGTATCTATAGCATAAATACCCAGAGGAAATTTCCAAACAATAAGATACCCTTTATATGATAGTGCTGCTACAATCTTCTCGCCTTCACCGGGAAATATCGGCATTGAACTTGTTATATCTTCATGGTTAGACGTATCGCTATAATAAAATCTATGGGGGTCGTTAGCATTGCCAGCAGCCCACAATCTTGCCTCATGATTTACCCCTAATGTTGGCTGGTTAGAACCTGTCCAGTCGGATGGCTGTGTTCCTGCACCATTTGTTGCAGGAGGGATAGCCCCAAGTGAACCATCAGCTATATTATCAGTATAAACAGTTGTGGTATTATCTGATAATGTAGCTAATAATTTATATGTTGCCCCACCACCTTCGGTTCTATATATCTTTCTGGAAGAAACGCTGCCATGTGATGATACAGGTATTGATGTTAAAGAAACTTGACCATCTCCCCCTGTTGGAGTTATGTTGGAACTTACTGTTCCAACCGTGGTTTCACCATTTGCGTTAACATATGTAATCTTATAAGTATATACAACACTGGTATCAAGATTGCCAGCACCAGCACCAGCCAGTGCAACTGTAGGTGCTGTTGGAGTAGTCACCCCTGTCGCACCTATATCTGACGTTGTTGCCCCGTCACCAGAAAGTACTTGAGGTGCATCTACCCCATTAAAAAAGAATAACTTTTTATTATTAGCAGCTTCTTCACTTCCAGCTTCAACAAATACTCCAAGAGCAGATGTGTCAAGTGAAGATTTCAATGTAACAGCAAAATCACCACCACCAGTATCTTTTAATAGTTTACCAGCATCAGTGTATACAACCATTCTTTGCGTACCTATTGTATCTGGATTCCAATCATAACCACTAAGAATTGCTGTATTGCCAGTAATTGGAGTACTATTATATTTGGTACTCCCACCTTCCTTCCTCATGCTCCCTCCTGCATAGTCTATATTCATTGCCTGAATAAGCTGAGTAGGTTGTGTTTGTGCCAAGTTCTTAGTACCAGTAAATCCATCTGTACCGATTGGCAATTCTACTATAAATCCTTTATATCCCATTAGAGAACTATATTTCCCTTCCTTTTATGATTGATAAGATTCTACTTCATAGTCAAGTGGAGCTAATAAATCCCATCTTGGAACAATAGCACCATAAGTACCATCCATCATTGAAATTCTAGCTTGGTTCTCCCTTGACATAGAGAGTAATCCTTGCTTTGCAGCAAGACCATATGTTTCTGACCTGTCATCATTCATGTCCATAAGCAAATCAAATAGTGCTATATTACCAATGATATGACGATACCTAAGTGGTACTTCCGGCTCTTCACTGCCACTATCAGTAAGGTCTGCAGGTCTTTTCTTATACCAATAATTAACCCTAACAAGTTCATCTACCGCATACTTATTAAACATTATAGTTGTATCATCAACATAAGCAAACTTATTGGGAATACCTCCCCCAATATTTTGCAGTGGAGGCAACTTGTTCAAACTAATACCGTCAATTCTTCCCTCATTATTATTAACTCTGTTCGCCATCATTGGTGCTAGGATTTCTATTGCATCAGAGGCTAATGTATAATCTAGTTTAAACAATGTATAAGAAGCTGTCGCATCCGTGCTCCCCGTATATACCGAATCTAATGTTAGCGTGTCCGATGATGCTGTATGAGCCGAGACCCTGAATACATCCTCATGCCCATCTACTTTAAAATATCTGTCATCCATATCTACCGCCTGAGCAGCAGACAATGTTGCAGTGACTGAATCATTGGTTACCGATACAGTCCCAGTAGTTATTGCTGTCTGCAATGTGAATGTACTCCTAGCTCTAAGCCAAGTCCAGTCCTCATTAATATCAACATCAAACTCACTACCACCAGTCCATATTTTTCTATATGCAGCGTTTACATACTCAAGAGCCTTGGAGTCGTAATCAGAAGTTCCATCTATCTTTTCTCCAGCCTTAAATAATATGTAAGCTATAATGTCTGATGTGTATTTAAAGTTAGCCATAAATATTCCTTTAATCAAATAACATAGGGACAAACGTAGCTATCAATCCAACTACTATTCCTACAGCACCTGTGTAGCAAAGTATCTTTGTTGTATTGATAGTTACCTGCTTGTCAACCTCTGTAACTTTATTTCTTATTGTCTTTATTTCTTCAGCAACCTTAATGGTATTAGAAACTATCTTCTCTCCCAGCGTGTTCACATCCTTTTCCATCACTATTTCTCTCTGTTCCATTAAGGCTATGTCAGTCTTAATTCCCTTTCCACCATTTCCAAATAAAAAGCCATCAACCTTATTTAAAAAATCATCTATACGTTCATCTGTCTTTTTCCTACCAACCTCATTAGTTTTAATAAGAATCATTACATCGTCTAACTTTTTGGTAAATGATATTTCTAGGTCGCTTATTTCTTCCTTCACCTTGTCACATTTGGGATAATAATTAAACCCTTTATTTTCCCCCCACCATTTTTTCATTTAACTCAGTCCATTAATTGCTTTATGCCTCGCCTCATCATACTCTGGAGTAGTTCCACCAAGGGCATAATTCTGTTGGTTTCGGTCTCTAAGTTCACCAATTTTACTTTTGTTCCAATTATTAGTTCTTGAATAATAACCTACTATTCTAGTTACGCCTTCAAGTACAATCGGAGTTCTTTCATTTTTAATACAACTTACAATTTGTGCAGGGGGCACTTCCTGTATTTCGTTTACAGAAATCCTTGCAAATGCTCCTTCTATTCCTTCGTTTATAGCAGTATTTCTTATTATAAGTGCGTCTCCATCATCTGTCAACTCGCTACAATGTACTTCCAATACTTCATCTTTATCTATTAAATTTACAAATCCTTCTATACCACTTACTTCGCACTTATCCAATACCGCTATAGTCATATGCTAACTCCCTCTTTCTTTAAATTTCCTAGTTATATCTCGTTCCCATTGAACAAGAATCTCCCTCACTACCCTTCTATCAAACATTGCCTTATTAGGCTCTTTCATTTCGATTGGGACCCCCATTGCTTTCAATAGTTTATTTACAACTTTGTCAACTTCCATTGCTCATTCTCTTTGCTGCTGATTTACCAATTAAAAAGATAGCTGCAATTTCAATTATATGACTAGATATTCCTACTGGAATCTCAATGCCATATGTACTAATGGCATCAAATACCATCATAACGACACCCGTTATAAATGATTTTGATTTCCAAATACTTTTCATAAGTCTCTCCTTATTGTGTTGGTGATAACAACGGATTCACTGTCTTGTCCGTAGTTGCATGGTCTACTTTAACACCAGATATTGTACACCCACCCACAAGTAGTACAGAAATAAATAATGTTATAAAAAAAAATAATATACTCTTCTTCATAATAGTCTCCCCTAATCTTTACTTAAAACTAGCACTACTGTCGTGCTCGAACCAGAACCCCCACTGGAACTTGGTCGTATCATCAATGGGTTTTCCCCTACTTCTTCTATGCCAGCTGCAGTTAAAGCTATAGCCGTTTGCCCTTTATCTGTTAGTGCTGCATAAGTTGTTCCGGCATCATTTGAACCTTGTGCTATAACTGTCGCTGAACCAAATGTTCCTTTTACCTGAAAACATTTCCTGTTATATTGTGCCGTTGTCACGCCAGTGCAAGTATCACTGTCCCCTATACTTGCCCATGTAACTACCACAATCCCCTTTGGATTGCTATTTGAATCTACTGTTGGTGTTATCGTTGCCATTCTTATTCTCCTATATTATTGACAATTAATTACTCTATTCATTCATCCCCTTCCACCTTGTAGACTATACCCTCTTTAGCTGCGGCTTCTACTGGTGTTTCCTTAACCTCTTTTCCTATAACAGCTTTCACTGTCTTCTTCTTTTTACCTGCGTTCCTCTTGCGTGTATGCATACCTATATGAATACCCTTCTGTGTTAGCGGAACTGATGCCATGCAATCTTTCTCAGGACAATCATACTTTGGTATTGATACTTCGCAATGATTCTCTTCTTCCTCAGGAAGAACTAACCCAACCCTATCCCTGCCTTCCTTGCTACACTTCCTAGCGAGTACCCAGAACCATTCGGGAATCTCATTATACTTTAGGGCTGGAGTTCCTTCTCCTGTCCATACCTGACCATTCTGAGCGAATAGTATTCTGTCTCTACCATCCTTATCAGGTTCACCTTTTTCATTGACTCGGTCAGATAGTCTTATGTAATGATTCTCATTGACCAACTTTACCTCGTCTATCTTGCCTTCAACTCTCTGGTAATCATGAACCCTACTTAAAGTTAATCCTTCTACTTCTTTTACCTCTACCATACTAACCTCCTTAGGTTATAATGTTAAATGAATAAAGTTTCACAAAACTTGATTCCTACCAACCATAAGCTATAATCTCAAATGTACTTGCCGCTGGTGCTACTGAACTTGCGATTTCCTGTAAAACTATATCTGCTCCACCGCCATCTGCAGGGTCTTTACTTACATAACCTTTCAGCGTTGAATTTGTCTTATCCCATTCCCATACATAGGCAGTAGTTGTACCTGCATCAAGGGCAGAATCTACAATTATCACACTATCTATACGTTCAATCATTCCCAATGTTTCTCTTGTTGGAAACGGTATCCCTGCTGTGGGATAAGTATCTGACCCATCACCTATTGTTAGCGTACATTCGTTTTCTCGTTGACCACCTTTAATTCTTGTTTTATTTACTGTTACTGTCCAATCACCAACTGCTAGTGCTGCCATAATTAATCCTCCTATAAAACTGAAGTAATAAAGTACGATGAGCCTTTCACTCTCGCCCTATCCCAACTCCTCTTTATCATTCAGATAAATCTACTTATCCAGCAGTCATCGTGCTAATATTAGCTGCGGTTTCTGCTGATGGTTCTACAACAACAAAAGGGAATCCTTCTGATGTAGGCGTTCCACCTGCATCAACGACATCAAGTTCAAATGTTATGATATCACCTGCTTCTGCTGTGAGCAGACTTGAAGGGTCTTCATAAACACAATTACCTGCTGCAGTTGTGCCGACAGTTAAAGTTCCAATCAGAGTACCAGCCGCTATCGTACCATTAAATACTTTAATAGTAGGAGTAGTGGTCGTACCAGCTGCAACTGTACCAACTGTAAAACCAAATCTTTTTATTACACATTTGTAAGGAACTACCGCTACGGCAATCGCCTCACCTGCTGAAATGGTATCCAGTTTAGCACCAGTCACACCCCAGTCGGTTGAAACAACTACACCCTGAATTAGCGGAAGGCTTACCCATGATTCATCTCCATAAGCCATATTAAAATCTCCTTATCAAAATTAAGTACTACCAACATGAACAATCTTAGCCTGACCAGCATTAGCAGCTGTCCAGATTGCCCCCATACCAAGAACGCCATACCAAGCAACGCCCTTGTCACGACCATAATCACCAGCAATCTTAGCTCTGAGTTCAGGTTCTTGAACGGTTGCAATAGCTATTGCATCCTGTCCAAAGACAACACCTTCACCAAGAACATTAGATGTACCTACTTTACCGAGACCTAAAGTTCCGGCATTGTTACCATGATTCGTGTCAATAACTCTAATGTTTTCTATCTGACCTACTTCGCCATTTTCCTTAGCAGCTGGACCGACATACTTATGCCATTCCACCCAATCGGAATCCCTCATTAAACCACGAACTGCGAGATGCCTGAATATACCAACATACTTGTCACCCTCTAAAGGCGGTGCTAAGTAAGTATCATAGAGCAAGTCATAAATCTGCTCCATGTGATACATATTCATGTTATTAGTAGCTGCGGAGGTAAACGAAGAGCCAGTTGTGGTATCAGCAGATGTAACACCTGTTGGGGTATATTTTACCTGTGTAGTCTTGAAAGCTGCAGAAGCAACTGTGTCAAGGCTTAAGGTCATCTGCTCTCTAAGTCTCGCTTGTACGCTGTTCTCAATGTCAACAACCGATAAATCTTCAGCCAAAGATGTGAAAGGTACAGAACGACCATACTCACTAACAGTGATGCTAGTGGTTGTGATTGCATATGTATCTTCACTAATCTTTGTGCCTTCAGTTAATGCCGCACTTGTTGGCTCTGATATTGCAGCTATTCTAGTAAGAGTTACAGTTTCACCCTTCTTCTTACCGAATCCATCTACAGGTTTTGCGAAAGGCATGAACTTAGTATTAGCTACAGCCGTTTCGTAAATCTTAGATGACATAGCGTGACTCTTAAATACGCCTGAAGGGGAATCAAATCCCCATGTGTACTGAGCCATGTTAAAAATCCTCCATTACTTATTGTCTATAAGAGCTTGATGTTTCTTTGCCCTGTTCTTCTTGAGTATCTGTGTTGTTGTTAGGCGTTCAAACCCTTCCTCTTTTTTGCCTATACTTCCATATGCACTTCTGTTGCCAGCTCCTTCGGAATAATTGTTGTTATCACCAGCACCATTGTTACCAAAATTCTTAGCTATACCAAGATAGTAGGCTCTTGTGTCATCAGCCATTCTAGCCCTAGTTGCTGCGTTATCTGGTAAATGTTGATACTTTGCTAACTCACTCATTAT